AAAACTACGTGATACAATAAAGAATGGCTGTGCGCCGGTATTCTCTGCTTGGTGTATAACTGCTGATGCTAGTGCGTCATGACCTGTATGACCCATGCCGCGTCCCCAACCTAGTACAGCCTTTTTGCCACTATTTGCGGCCTCTCTTACTGCGCTTGCTTTAGGACTCCAAGTCTTTTGATCAATTGCTTTCACAAATTGTCCAGGTAAATCATATTTAAACTGACGACCAGGGTGCGCTTGTGCATAACCTTCTGGCTTAGTTTGTTTGATACCGCCGTGTGAACTTTGACTCAATTGATTGATTAAATTTGTTTTTTGTTTGCTTATAGATTCAACAGCGCCTAATGTAGCGACAAGTCCTTCCTTATCGCTTAATATTGTTTGTGCTTGACCACCACTTAGATTACTCTTTGCCCAGTTAGGAAAATCTTTCAACAATCCTTCTGTACGTAAATGTTGATTAAGATATTTGTATAATACATCAGCCGGACTCTTCAAGCCAGGTTTTGGTTTTAAGAAATTATCTATTTTTTGTGCGTTAGATTTAATATATGCTTCAATATTATCTAACATCTTAGTATCTAGTTTTACTGGTTCTTGTACTGTTGTTGTACCTTGAACTAATACATCAGGCGTGCTTAGTTTCTGTGCGTCTGGATAACGTTCTTCATCGCTTGAGCCAAGTGTTTTATAGTATCCTGTTGCTGCTACACCAACTTTAGCCTTAGCAATTTTCTTTCCTAACTCACTATCCGCAGGCACATGGAATTGTGTGATATTTGGCTGAAAATCATATGTGTTAGTTTGCTTGTTTAATACTGGCATTGATGGTTGTCCATCTGGTCTAGTGCCAGGATAAAATAGTAAACCTCCCTCGATAAAGCCACTCTTAGGACTAATTTTTTCAAAATATGGCCATAACATAGCAAACTGTTTAGCAAACTTTGCGCGTTCTTTTGGATCACTCTTGCCTGTGCCTAATATAAACTTAGCAACATCTTGTGGTGTCTTTGTTAATGTTGGCGCACCACTGCTTGTTTGCGTTTTGCCACTCTTTAAATATTGCCATGCATTCTTTGGTATCATCATGAAGTTACCTTCTTCATCACGACCCCAATATACTACAGGCATACCATCCCATTTTAATTCAATGCTACCGCCTGATGTTGCCATATCACGCATACGTTCTACTGCGTGTAACCCACCATGACTGCCATTGCTAATGATCAAATCTTCTATGTGTTGGTACTTACGACCAACATCTGCTGCTTCACTGATTGGTTGTGAGAAATATTTGTCTTGTATCATCTTATACTTGTCAGGATACTTCTCAAGTGCCTTTAACATCTTTGTTGGGTTACCCATGTCATCGGCACTTGCTGTTGGTCCAATAATGATTTTAGCAATCTTATCTTTGTCGTTAGCAACTAATTCTTTTGTTTCACGATCTAGCAAGCCCTTATATGGACTCATCATTAAACTCTTATGATCTGGCAAACTACTCATATTGGCTAAGTCTGCCCACATAGCATGTAGTGTACCACCCTTCATTGTTGGGTCAGTATAATCGTGAGTGTGTAATGGCTGTGCTGCTTTGGCATTATCGACTGCCATCAAGTCTACTTGAACTATATCTTCCCCAGCACCAGTTGGTATACCTACGTGTATGCTAACTCCAGTACGTGCTGCCGGCAATCCTTTCTCTTTGAAATAATCTTCTAATGCTTTGCGACTTAATTTTAATTCTTTTGAAGGAAAGGCTTTCATTAATTCTTCAGCGTCAATTAGTGCGTCAATGTCGCTACTGATTTCTTTTTTGCCTGCGCTACCAATTGGATATAGATTCAATCCTTTTGGTAATATCTTTTGTAGATTTTTTACAGCGGTTGGAAAGTTTGCCTTGTTGATAGGCACAGCATTTGGTATTACATTGCCGCCTTCAAGCAATATCACATTAATAACTCATCTTAATAAAGTTTACAGCACCATGTTGGAAATCTTCAATCTTGGCACGTATGTAAACGAAATTACCATCTATATTAGTATATGAACTGATATTTGAATTCGCACAATCATCCAATCTATAAACTTCAAAATACTCATCTGTTGCTTTATTGGCACTGAGTGTTGCTTCAATAACAATGTTTCCAGTAAATTCTGTTGTTTTAATGTTTATAGTTTGTAAATCCTCATTTCCTAAATAGTAGGCTGCTGCTGGTTGAGCATTGCCTGTTAATGAATAAACGTTGGCAGTGCCGCCACCATCATAAGCGACTTGTGGAAATAGAATAAGTGTAGTTTGCTGACTCATTAGGCTTTTACAACCTCAACAACGATACCGTCGCCAACTAGTTCTTGTGCGACTTGTTCTAATGCTGTCTGAACATCTTTACCAGCAATTTCAACACCGTCTTTGTCATTATCCTTGACAATTTTGCTGAATTTGATTAGGACTACGTCCTCTACGATCTTGGCCATAAATACTCCAATATTGTAGAGTATTTATCAGATTTTACGGTTCCTGTTCACAGGAATAGGTTTTACCCAACATAGTTGTAAACCACATAGACAATATGGTTAGCATCTTTTCATCGTTATATTCTACATAAAATGATCCATGCATATAACGATATGGATTATAGGGTGTCTTATAAAATAGTGCCCTTAATAATCCTGGGCAAAAATGTAGGCTTGAATACATGTCCTTAAGGTTAACAACATTTTCAGTAAAGTCTTTGGGCATACGTCTTGCTTTAAAATAGGTTCTGTACTTGTATTTAGGTTCGCGTTTAAAGTACATTTTATCAGTCTCAAGTACATCTGCTTTAGTTACAGTCATTTTTGGATCGATAGATTGTAAGTAATTAAACATACTTAAGTCATTTGCAAATACACTTACGCTATCCCCTGATATACGTGCCATGAACTTTTCTTTTGGCATAGTATCACGATAGATCATATACTTTTCAATAGTATCAAAGTTGATGTTTTGCCAATAATCTCTTTCATGTAGATCATCATTTAATAAATGTTTGTAATTTTGTATTCCTAAACTATTACTAAACTTTTCGATACGATTTTTATAGGTATCAATATCCGGGGTATAGTAGGTATACTGCACCCCAATTATTTTAACATTTGCCTTATACTGAAATTTGTTAAAGTAAAGTTTGTTACGCTTTTCAGTTTTGAACTTGTATGATTCCATCTTCTCCAACCATAGCAGTAGCCTTTTGAGTGACGTTGAATACAATCTTGTCATCCTCAATATTAGCCATAATATTAGCATTAGTAATACGCTCAAAGAGAATCTTCTTTGAGATTGGAACGCGAATCAACTCATCAATCTTACGTGCTAGAGGACGTGCGCCCATCTTAGGATCATAACCCTTCTCAGCAAGATATTCGATGACCGTTTCACTAAAGTTAAGTGTGATGTTATGCTTCTCAAGCAATGCCTTTTTAACATCCTCAGTAAACTTAACAACGATTTTCTTAATTGAAAGTGTATCAAGTTTCTTAAACTTACAGACCTTATCAAGACGATTTCTAAACTCAGGCTTGAAGAATTCCTTAAATGCCTTGTCATCTTCACCAGTCTTTTGTAGATCGCCGAAACCAATATTGTTTCTATCACCGTCAGCACTACCAAGATTGCTAGTAAGAATGATGATACAATTCTTACAACTTACTTCCTTACCATTGCTACCAGTAACGCGACCTTCATCAAGAATCTGCAAGAAGATATTGAAGATATCTGGATGTGCCTTTTCAACTTCGTCAAATAGTAATACAGCGTGTGGGTTTTTACTCAAGTCGCTAATCAAGCGACCACCTTGTACTTGACTATCGCTAAAGCCAACATAACCAGGGGGAGGACCGATCAATGAACTTACAGTATATTTCTCACTATACTCACTCATATCGTACTTGAGCAATGGCATATCAAGGTTCTTGCTTAACAATTTAGCAAGTTCAGTCTTACCTGTGCCGGTTGGACCCATAAACAAGAAACTTGCGATAGGCTTAGTCTCTGTATTAATACCAGCAAACGACACATAAACACGTTCTAATACATCGTTTACAGCATCGTCTTGACCATATAGTTTGTCCTTAACGTTTGCTTCAAGGCTATTGATACGTTCGTAGTTATCGCCTTGAAGTTTATCAGCAGGTACGCCAGTATACTTTTCAACTTCGTCAAAGATCATATTCTTAGTAATCTCAACACCCTTATTGCCAAGTACCTTTTGCTTGGCGCTGGCTGCGTCAATCAAATCAATACTTTTATCTGGGTTCTTACGATCATTAATATATCGTGTGGCACTTTCAACTGCCGCTTCAATTGCTTCGGGTGTAATAACAACTTCATGGAAATCATTCAAGCGTGTGCTTAAACCATTAAGAATACGAATGGTGCTATCCTTACTTGGTTCGTCGATTGTTACCTTAAAGAAACGGCGCATTAACGCACGATCTTTCTCAAAACTCTCGTAGAAATCTTCCCAAGTAGTGCTTGCGATAATTTTAAGATTTCCCTTAGTAATAGCAGGCTTGATCATGTTCGCAAAATCGACACTACCATTATTACTACTACCAGCACCCTTCATAGTATGTGCTTCGTCAATAAAAAGAATTGCTTTCTTCTTTGAAGTCAATGCGTCCATAACATTCTTGACCTTTTCTTCAAAGTCACCACGATAACGTGAGCCGGCAAGCAGTCCACTGACTTCAAGGCTATATAATTCATAACCCTGTAAGAATTCAGGGATTTCATCAGCGACGATAGCACGGGCAATACCCTCAGCAATAGCAGTCTTACCTACACCAGGGTCACCAACCATTAATACGTTGCTCTTAAATCGTTTTGCAAGTACGTGAATGATATCTTCAATTTCCTTGTGGCGACCAATTACAGGTTCAATCTTGTCCTGTCTTGCCAATTCAGTAAGATTAGTTGTGTATTCAGCGAGAACCTCGTCTGCTTGACTCTCAGTCAATTGCGCTGAATACTCACCACCCTTATAAGTGCGCTGCCAGTGCATCAAGAAATCTTGACGGTTGACGCCATACTTCAGTAAGAAATAATGTGCGTGACTGTTATTTTCTGCGGCAATACTTAGATATAGATCAAGTGTAGTAACTTGTCTGCGACCAGTAAAGAGTACTTGTGTAACACTACGGTTCATTACACGTTCAAGACTATTAGTCTTTTTAGGCTTGCTGTCTGGATCCTTACTTTTAATTGCGTGATACCCTGCAACATAACTCTGCAATTCATTAATGAGCATATCTGCTTCAACACCATATGCAACCAAGCATTTTTTAAATGGTTTGTGTGAAACCAATGCTAATAACAAGTGTTCAATTGTTACATATTCGTGATTAAAGTTTTTGGCAATCGCTACAGATTGTTCAATAATGTTTTCAATTTCGGGTGAATTCTGCATATTTGTATTTAATTTCCTCTATTACGCAATATAGCATCAACAATATCGTCACTTATATTATCAGGTATAAATGGTTTTAACAAGATTAACTGGTCGCCATAATGCCCACTATCACTAATTGGCATGCCTTGACCAGTTAATTTAAGTTGTATATAAGGTTGTGTTTTGGGTGGCACATTGACGCTTACAATTTTATTGGATATGGTTACGAAATCAAATTTAGTTCCCACAATTAAGTCAAGCACATTAACTGTTTGATTACTATATAAATTATCGCCTTGTCTTTCATATTTTAAATTAGGCATGACTACAAATTCAATTAATAATGTAGCGCCTGGCAACACATTATCATAACGAATCTGTTGTCCACTCTGAACACCTTTGGGTATTGTGATATCAATTACCTTTAAACCTTGTTGTGTATTAATTTTTAATATTTGATTACCACCAGTGTAGGCATCCAATAAACTCACGCGCAACTGGGTGCGCATAATTTGTCTACTGTTACGTGGTCCAAATGGAGTGCCACCGTTCTGTCCAAACATTTGCCCAAAAATATCGTTGAAGTCCATACCAGGACCCATATTAAAACTAAATCCTCCGGGAAACCCTTGGGGTGCAGGATTATCATATTGTGCTTTTTTTTCTGGGTCGCTGAGTACTGCGTATGCTTCTTGTATTTGTTGGAACTTAGCCGTATCGCCGCCCTTGTCAGGATGATGTTGACTGGCTAATTTACGGTAGGCTTTCTTTATTTCATCGGGCGTAGCAGTCTTGCTCACACCCAACACAGCGTAATGGTCCATGCTTTAGTATAACAGGTTTTTATTTTTTAGCAAATTTTTCGGCGCCGGTAATACCTAGTGCGCCAATTACTATCCACATCATGCTTTCAAATAATGTGGGTGTAACTTTGTATGCTGTGAATTGGTCAACAAAAAAAGCAACTGCGCAGCATAAAAACGCTAAAAATCCTACTACCCTTTTTGATGATAGTCCATTTCCACCATCAGATAGCATTGACTTTAAATTATTAACGATTGTTTGCCACATATTATAATCCTGCTCTGCTTACAAATTCTTTTAATTCGTTATCCATTGGTGCTGGCTGTTCTAATTCCGGTTCTACCGGGCGTTCTAAATTTGCTATGTCTCGCATTTGATTTAATTCTTCTTCAGCCTTTTCTTCTTTCTCTTCTTTACGCTTTAATCGTGCATATTCTTTTGGACTTAGTTCGATCACATTACTAAGTGCATCTTTGTCTGCTTTATAAATTTTATCGTTAACTTTAATTTTCCAATCATCAAGTTTGAAGCCTGTTAATCCTTCTAAATCTTCTAATACTTCTATAATTCTTTCTGGTACACTAGTGCGACGATTCATTTCAGCAAATACTAACCACTGACCTTTATCTACTTCACCATCACTTACCGCAGCGTCTAAAATATAATCATAACCAGTTTCTAACCAACTAGTTAAATCTTCGCCGCATAATTTTGAATTGACTGTGAATGCCAGTGTTACTATATCTTTATCTTTGCCCATCTTTGCTGAATATTCATCTACTGAAAGCGTGGGTTCCATCTCGCCTTTGAAATCACCGTAATCAAGGGTTTCATTTAAAATTTTCATATATTAACCTGCGGGTGCTGGTGCTGCCATATCCGGTGACGCTGCAGGGGCTGTGGATGCTGCCATGCTATCTGCTGTAGCACCTGCCTCTGCCTCTTGGCTAACTTCAGCGGTTTTATCCATATCGTCTTTATAACTATCTTGCAATTCTTTTAGATCAATTTCTTGTCCTGCGAGATCCATTGTGCCTTGCTTGATATCATCAAGTAATGTCATTGGCAGTCTAATTTTAACTAACCATACTTTAGTTTTAATCATCTTTGGATAATTAGTACCTGGTACAAAATCATCATAATTCTTGACTTGAATTGGAATTTCAACTTCCTTACAAGTATAATGTACTTTGCCGCCTATTGCTAGTATGCGCTTTGCACCGCGTGGATCTGGCATTAATTTGTATGGCCACATAAATGTGCAACTTACACTATAGCGACCCATATCTGGGCCATCTACTAACTCGCCTATCAGCCAGTTTTTACAAGCATAAAGATCGATGTTATCTAATACTCTTTCAAAGTCTAGCAGTATAGACATGGAGCCGTCGCTAGTCATAATACCCTTAAGGTTATTAACTATACTTACGAAATCTAAATCGTTGAAAAAATCATCTGCGGGTAAGTGGCTCATGTTGTATTTATCTCAGTATTGGCTACATGAGTTAATGCTTTTCTTCTGCGGGGAACTATATTTATCAGATTTACACGCTCAATTTATACACTAACATAATGGAAACTATCTTTTTAAATAGTAATGTACTTGTGAACAAAGGAGGTACATCTTGGGCAAGAGAAAAACTGGGGCATTAAGAAGAGAACAGCAGCAGAAATACATGAATCAATCATATTTTAATAATCTGAAAATCCAAGAGAAAACAGTAAATTTAGTTACTGAAAATTATAAGCATAGTAATAAAAAACAAGTTGAACTGCTACCGCAGTCAGTCAATCAAGAAAAATACATCCTATCACTCATCGACAGAGACTTAGACATCGTAGTTGTATCCGGTCCAGCTGGCACCGGTAAGACGTACTTAGCGATGCTAGCCGCGATCAAGTCCCTAAGAAACGGAGACTGCGATAAGATAATATTGACTAGACCTGCGGTAGCGGTCGATGACGAAAAACATGGTTTTTTGCCTGGTGATTTAAACAGCAAAATGGAACCTTGGGTACGACCATTAATTGATGTTGTTCAGGAATTTTATTCTACTAAGGAAATAAAATACATGCTTGAAGAACAAATCATTGAGATTGTTCCATTAGCATTTTGTCGTGGCAGAAATTTCAAGAAGGCTTTTATTATCCTAGATGAAGCACAAAATGCGACTCCAAGCCAATTAAAAATGTTAATGACACGTATTGGCTTAGGTAGCAAAATTGTGATTACGGGTGATATTGAGCAGACTGATAGATCAACAAGAGATAATGGTATTGATGATCTAATCAAGCGTCTTGATGTCAAGCCAACAGCAAAAATTAATGTTTGCAAGTTTGAGACAAGAGATATTAGAAGGCATCCAATTATTGAAAGTGTGTTAGCACTTTATAGTTAGAACCTCTTTTTCTTTTCTTGTTGGGCCTTGAATGTAATAGGAGCGTCCTTCTCCAACTGTGTAACTAGGCTGGGGTAGACCTTCTTATAATACTCTACCAACTCCTCAAAGGTCTTTTCAATTTTTTGACCTTCTACGGTGCATTTTTCTACCTTGCGTTCGGCAAAGTCTAAAATGACATTACAAGTTGAAGGATCACTTTTCTTTAGTGCTTTACGTACAACCAATTGCTCGTCAATCTGACCGCCGGGTTTACGAAAGAATGTTAAACACATGTATCTCATAGTTCTTATTTAGAGTTGTGCGAGTTCTACCAATGACGCTGACAAACAGATTTCTGGAATACCAACAAGTGGCAAGTTAGCAAGACCATTACGAATGATGATGATTGCTGCATCTTTGTTGTTCCATAAATCAAGATTGTCATACATCCAACGATACACATCTTCAATGCGTGTTGGATGCATATTGATGTATTCGATTAATTTCTTACGCCCATCAAGAATTTTTTTGTTCTTAAACAAGTCTGTTGCTTGTATCAACATTTCATCATCGCTATTACCAATGTTGGGTATAGCAACAAGTTTACCATCAATGCTGTTTGATTGAAGTTTGTTCAAACACTTACGCAAGTCTGGATACGTTGCACGAACATAAGTGTCGAGTACATCCAAATCAAACTCAATGTTTTCGTTTACAAGTACTGTAGCGGCACGGGCTGTAAATTCAGTCATATCAGTTTTAGTGATATGCATTTCATGGCAGCGACTCTTTAGTGCAGGAATGATCTTGTGCTGATAGTTGCACGTTAAGATATAGCGTACGGTCATGTGATACGCTTCCATATCATTTCTCAAAGCGGCTTGCGAGTTTTGTGTTAGATAGTCAGCCTCGTCTAACAGCACGACTTTGAACTTGCCGAAGGGCATAGTCTGCACGAAACTATTGATCTTAGTTCTTAGATTATCAATACCATTCTCACGACTAGCGTTAATTTCTAGTGTGTCAAATTCGTCGATATCTAATTCTTTAATTAAGATTTTGGCTAGAGTGGTTTTACCAGTACCTGGCTCACCACTTAGTATTAAATGTGGAATAGTATCTTCACTTATCCAACGCAATACTGTTTGGCGCTGATTTTCATCAGCGAAAACATATTCACTTACAGACGTAGGTCTGTACGTTTCTACCCATAGTTTATTTTTCATACTGACAGATTAGCAGGAGTATTTTCTAGTGTCAAGTGTTTAGATGACCTTATCACTCATCGTAAAGTCGTTAACGGGTTCATCGCTGATCAACAATATATCTTTTGGATCAACTTTGCGTATTACAACCTCTCCATTTTCATCTTCAATTTTAATGCCGCGTGTCCAACGACCATGCGCGATCATAATATACTGTCCAACTTCAAGACCCTTTACATCAGGTCCAAGAGCATAAATCTTTCCCCAACGTGGGCGTATACCCGAACTTTTCATATCATCATTAATTAAAACAATACCGCCATTACTAATACGTTCTTCAAATACCATGTCACTAACAAGTATAGTATCCTTGATAGGACGAATCTTACCAGTCTTGACTAATCCGTATGCCATATTATTTCTTTAATTCCTTTGCTTTGATTGCTTCTACTTCCAAATCATCTTCGTCACTTTCAAACAGTTCTTGTTCTTCTGCGGTTAACTCATATTTTTCTGGTGCCTGTGTAGGCTTTTTGGCAGATTTTTTAGCATGTGCTGAACGTGTGCCAACTGTCTGTGCATAATTGGTAGCAACTTTTTCAGTTACAGGAACAATGATTCTTCCTTCGCTATCTATAGTATCTCCACGTGCGTTGACCTTCATGTTGCCAACTGCGCGTGCCTTTTCATTTTTGGCTGCTAGTGCTGCCATATCCAATGTTCTACCTTGTGCTGTACGGAATTTTGACATATGTGACTCCTATTTTATAAACTCCTCAATTGGGAGATCATAATATAAACTATTTATTTTGTGAATACCTATCAAATACAAAACAAAACTACTTACACTACTACCACGGCCCACACCCCATACTATGTTATGTTGTCTCATAGTGTCTACCAAATATTTAAGATATTGTAATAATGGGAACATGTCCCGTTCTTGAAACAGTAATAACTCTTGTCCTGCACGTTGTAATTCAGCATCGCCCTGACATTGTTCTAATACCCATTTAGCAATATCCATATTTTTATACTCGTCAGGCATATGCCAAGTGTTTTGCTTGAGTGAATCATATTCTTCTACTGAACAATTTGGTTCAGTATAAATTTTAACTTTGGGAAACTGCACCAAGTTAAGTGTGTTGGGGATATCCACATCGGTCAATATTTCTTGTAATTGTATGTGTGAGTTGGCGAGGTACAGGTTGCACACATCCTGTTCAGTAAAAATAATTTCCCCAAACTTATCAGTTCTCATAGAATTAGTATAACAAGATTTATGCTAGTGTCAACTCTTCCAAACTAAACCTATCTTGTTCCAATCTTCTATGTCGTTAAACTTCACAACTTTTTCTTTTTTGGTTTTCTTTATAGTCGATGCTACATTAAGTGCGCTTTCATTATACCATGCTGTTTCGTCATCAAACTCATCGCTTTCTTCATCAAAATTATGAAAACGTATATCTGCGGAAAGTTTGCTACCAAATTTAATTTCAGTAACGTTTACCCGACCTTCTGTAATGCTATTAAACTTACGTAGTAATATTAGCCCTACTATTTGATCAAATGGATCTTCGGGTAATGTTAATACTTGTATTCCTGCTTTTTCATATAACTCTATTTGTTTTTTCTCTTTCTTGTTTATGAATACACTATTTTCTACATAATTTGTTAAAAAGTAAAAAATACGCTCCATAGCAGTTAATTGTTCTTTGTCATTATCAGTGAGTATATCAATATATAATGTCATGGTATATAAATTGAGCATGTGAGTTTTTTCAAAATATACGCTCGACAAAAATACAAAATCTTTTTCTATTCTAGCATTCATTTTTTATCCACTTTAATTTGCATATTGACTTTTTGTTTGTCAATTAGTTCATTCATTTTTTTATTATACGCACTTCTATAACTTTCTAATGCCATATTAATTTGATTGATAAGTGGACCATTAGATGTTCGATAAGCAAAATTTAATTTGTTACTTAAATTGCTAATCGCTGTTTGTAATTCTTCTAATGTTTTATCTTCAAGATTATGGATGAATGGATGTTCCATAAATTAGAACGGCTGTAGTGGTACTCGGCGGAAAATATCTGGTCCAATGTAGATGTTGCCATCAGCAATATCAAGATTGGCAGTCGCTACTGTGTTAATGCCCGTAAATACAGGTCCAGCAATACCATTATATCTTGTTTGGCTCACAGTAATGCTGCTACCAGATACAGATTTAACATAATAAGTTTTACCTGCTTCTAAGCCTACATTACCATTATAATCACCAGTGAAAATTATTGGATAATTTTCTGTATCTAGTAATCCTGCCGGACTTGTAAATGTTATAGTGCTAGGTGCTGTAGTACTTGCAATATCTTTTTCAGTTAAGTCTGCTGCAAAACTTCCAGTTGCAACATATAGATATGAGACTGGATTCAATAACATATAACCTGAACTACCTGACAAATTGACGTTACTAGAAATTTCAGAATCATCGCTAATTTTGAAGTGAGTTGAGTTAGCAATATTACTGATGTAGTATGTGTCGCCAATAGTTACGTTTGCTTCAAAACTTTCATAAGTGAATACTACCGCCATTCCATTATATAAAGAAGATGTGTTGGCAGTTACAAAGTAATCTGTGGAAGTGCTGCTTGTAACTTCAAGTTGTTCTACTTTTGGATCAACACAAACTGCACCATTCATGTCCCCAAAATCACCAGTGCTGGGTGGAGTTCGTGTTACAATTTGTGATGACTGATATGATCTATTGATTGGAGTTATGTAGATTGAGTTGCCGCAATCTGTAGTAAAACATTCTAGTATCAACTGTGTACAGCCATATGGGAATGTAACTGTTGGGGTGTTACTAATAACTTCAAAATTGTTTAATAAACTTGTGCCATAGTTATCGCTAGAGAAAATTACTTCACCAGGGAAACTAACTGAGTAATTTGCATATTGATTGCTTGTTGATAATTCTAGTGTAACTTTGCTGAGTGTACCTGTTGGAGCCCAATTGCCAAAGTTTACAAATATACTGTTACCTAATGTACCATAATGTACGTCTGCTAATGATAAATCAACGACTACAGTACCAGTTAAATCACCACCTAAGTTATAAGTGGTGCTGCGAAATCCTAATGTGCTGGCGTTACTAATTAATACGTTAGCCATATCGTTGTTAATAGCAGTATTACCCAATGGGTTTTTAACTACTACGCTATCCTGCAAATCAGTGATCTCGTTAGCAGCAATATCAAGATTCTGTTTGATATTAGTAAAATTATTACGGAAACCCTGGCTGTTATTGTTAACACCGGGTACAGGATAATTTACATTAAGGCCGTTTGTATTAATTGTACTCATATTTGTTATTTATGACTTTATAAACCGTATACTTTTTATGCTTTTGGAAACGCTGTTCTATTAGGCAAAATAGTCTTGCGTGGAAATAAAATTTGGAAATTATTACTATCAATTGGATCAGGTTGTGGGACTCCGCTAGGAAGATCGGTCCATGCTGCAGGGTCAAAATTCTTATCATAATCAAACGTTAATGACTTATTAACTGTAAATCTGTCCAGTTGAAAATCAATTAAATTTAATGTATATTTTCTACCCAAATTATTTGTCCATTTATTTTCTATATTATACTTAATTTTTTCTGCGTAGGATACTTCTGTCCCGTCAGGTAAAGTAGTTATTTCAGGTTTGCAATATGCAATTACCCACGCTTTAGTAAATCCAAGTGTACTACCATTTTCTTGCTGACTGCTCATCCATAGTGGTAACAGTGCTGCGCTGTTGTCGGCTCCTAAGACATCTTCAACTTGTTGTCTCATATTTTCTAAACTATTAGGGTATAACAGTCTAGCGTAACCAGGTGTCAAACTTGTATAGAAAGTTGGTTGTCCTTGATTTGCTAAAATATTCAATTCATCTTGTGTAGAAATATAGAAAAGTTTATTTTGAGTTTCTAAATTTAATTCAATAGGATATATGTAACTAGTATACACATTTGTTATACTAGTGTACCATGGACCTAATCCTAAATCAATATAAAAAGGCCAATTAATTTCTTTGCTTACACTTATGCCTTGTGGATTTACGAGGTCATCAATAATTTCGCTATAAACTACTTCATAAATTATATTATTATTTTCATCTCTAGCAATTGCAGTTTTTAGTGGGCCTAAAATTATATTTTTATTATAATGTTGAATGTCTACTGCTGCCAAATATTCTGCTAGGCTACTTGCATAAATGCCGTAAGCATGTACATATGTAACGTTTTGTGCTTTACCAAAATTTCCATCATATGGTCTATACAAGTATGAATCTGGTATGATAGTGGTGTCGTTTAATAAATTGTAAATTAATTGTCTGTCGGCAATACCTGGTGTACATTGGATGTATAAAGTATCTGTAGGTTGTATAAATTTTTGCACAACATTTATTGTAAATGTTTTAGATAATTGAACATTATTTTTGTAATTGGGGTCAAAGGCATTTACAGTAAAAGTATAGGGTATTACACTATCTTTATTTGCATAATCGTCAGTTGTTTCAAATGCTACGTCACCAACGATGTCTCCATTAGACAACAAAACTAAATTATTAGGTAAAACACCATCAACTAATTCATACTCTAATTGACTTGTTAGATTTGTTGCTTCAACTTTAAGCAAACTGGTTGACCCATTGAAAATATTACCTAAATTGCTATCAGTAATCCATGTAATTGTGTCATCAATATTATTAGTGACCACAAAACTAAACAGTACAGGGTCAGATTGTATAGTAGGATTATCTTTCTTCTGCGCAAATGCGCTAAAATCGTATGTCGTAATACTGTTAGCACCTATATTTAAAATACCACTTATCCATCCAGT